TCGTGGTTATAGCGTGTTGTCCATGCCTCTTGTGCATTGTCATAAGCGATGGCAGAGCCTTCGTTCTTGACAGGAGCAGCAGAGAAACCTGAAAGTTTCGTTTCTTCTTCAAAGGAACGCTCTGAAGTTTCTATTTCATACATCTCTTTATGTTCTTCACCATAACGAGCGTACTCCATACCAAACAAAGCGTTCAGTCCGGGAAGGAGTTCCTTTAATAGTTGTGCGCGGGAAATAGCCATTTATGTTACTCCTTTAAGAGGCAGAAGACTGAGCGCCTGTGGCGTTGTAATACGAATGCACGCCGAAGTTGATCTTGCAAAGAACTTCTGTGTATTGTGTAAACACCAAGGTTGAGCCTGTTGGAATAGCGGTCAATGCCATAGCAGCACCACCAGCGGCGGCGACTGCATATTGCTGATTAACCACGACGGAGGTTGCGTTAGCAGCGGCTGCTGTAGAAACCCAGTTGCCAGTCAAAATCTGCTGTCCATTGGCTGCAATGATCGCAACGTCTGTACCAACAGGTAAAGCTGAGAAGCTAGAGCTTGTAACAGTCAGGGTAGTTGTACCGCTTGACCACACAGCAGAACCCAGAGCAACAGCGGTGTCAGGAACAACATCGATGATGCGCACGGGCAAAGTTGAGGTAGTAGCAGCAGAACTTGCCAAAATACCGTTAGAAGAGTTACCGGTGTTGACGTTACCAGCCAAGTTGGAGACAGTCATGTTCAAGCCGACCATAGAACGGGCGGCAGAACCAATTGTTGTGCCACCTTGAGTAGTTACAACAGCAGCTTTGAAAATGGTATCAGGATCATCAGTCACGATAGCGACTGCGTCACCAGACAAAGTACCTGAGGGCCAGAACTGGCTGAAAGTCTTTTGTCTTGTTGATGGGTTTGTAAAAGAACAACCCAAGAAGATACCAACTTGACCGTAGCCAGTAGCGCCGGTAGTAGCAGAGCCACCATCGGTAACTGCCAAACGGGTAACCATTCCACGGGTAATGTTGACAAAGTCACCGTAGAAGATGTTTGTGGCATAGCCATATTGAATAGGAATATTGCGGGTAGAACCAGCAAAAACCTGACCTCCGATCAAATTGATCGGTTTTAAGCCGTAGGGCTTATCGACCGTGGGGTACGCCATTTAAGGACTCCTTGAAAAGTTTAAGAACCTGTTCCAAACGATACTTTTGTCGATTTCTCTGAAAATTTCGACATCCGTGGATCGTTATCTCTCATAAAGTTGTTGTCCACAGACTCCATCTGAGATTTATTCAAATTAGCAAAGTGTTTTTCACGTTGCTGCATGAACTCAGTGGGAATCGCGCACAGCAGCAATCCACCATGTTCAATATTGCCTTTGAATCGGCCTTCTTGAACTGCGTGCATCATCATTTCTGGATACTCATCAGCCTTACAAGGCTCATAACCTTCCCGAAGTTTTGATGAAATATTAGGATCATCGGATCTGCCCATCATGCTGGTACGAACCCAACGATGAGTAATTCCGGGGCGTGGATCAGGTGAAGGTAAAGCTTCTGGCGGCCTCCATGAAGTAGGACGAGCCATTACTTGACGAGATTCTTGGGCGCGGGGTAAGCGGTTTTGCTTGCCTGCGACTTGATCATTTACCTGTTCCATTACGCACTCCTTTTTAGATTTGCTACCTGTTTCGCATACTCTTCTATAGGCACATTTAGCCGACGCGCAATGGTGGCTTGAGATGCTGTTAGCTTGATGCGATTAGGGGGTGTGCTACGTGTAGCCGGGGCTACGACAGCAGCGGGTTTGGCGCGGCGAGGAGGTTCCTCATCCGTATCTGACGACCTTTGAGAGGTGTCATCGTCCTCATGGCGCTGAACATCAAAATGTTCAGGAAATCTTTTGCGCATCGTTTGATCGATGGTGCGGAAATACTCTTCAGTACCCGCATAGTCGTCACCATATTCTCTTTTTAACTTTCTGTCAAGCCCCATCGCAGCCATTGTCATTTCATCGTCTGGGCCAAACCAGTCAGAATTTTTCTCGACCCACCTCTGGGTGCGAGGAGACATGTTGGGTTTTGTTTCCTGCGCAAGGGGTCTATACGTCTCAGGCTCATCGATTGGGCGCATCTGTTCTGCCCGGTCAATCCTAAGAGTGGCTTTGGTGATTGCCATTTGCGCATCTGCAACACCGTCTGAGTCGCCAGACTCATATGCGTCCTTGTATTTCTTTTTGGCTGCGTCCAGTTCCATCTGGGCTGAAGATTTGTTTTGTTCAATAAAAACTTCGCTGCCGGACTTAAGCTGTCCTTTTAAACGCTTGTTTTCCTCATACACCTGAGAGGCAAATTCTTCGGCAGCAACCCGCTCCCGCTCGGCCTTTTCTTTGGCTCTGCGTTCATCGTGGTAGCCACGCTTTAGTTTTCCAACCCGATCCTGTACATCTTTGCTGTACTGAGAAAGTTCTTCGTCTTCCGGATCATTGATTGGTGCGGCGCTTTTACGGCCTCGGTCTGGTTCAGGCGTATCGTCTTCGATATCCACCTGTAACTTCTCCTCCCTTTCAGGAGCGTCTTCCTCTGCCACTGGAAATTTGTATTCCGCTTCGTATGTTGCCATGATTACTCCTTATGCACGCGAAATGCCGCGAGGGTCTTCCACAACCGCTTCGACAGAATCATCATTGATGAGCCTGAATTCACGACCATGAATCTTCAGGCGAGTGCCTGAATTGGGGCGGACGATGACGAAGTCACCGACTTTGCAACGAGGGCCACCGGGGAATCTCGTCTTATCTTGGTAGGCTTCCGCGCCAATCTTGACAACAAACAAGACTGGGGACAAAAGTTCCTCGTAGTGAATTGACTGGTTCGATTTAACGATGCCAATCTCACTATCCGCATACTCCTCCATTGCTTCCGGTACTACCGTTAGCAACATAAACCCTGAAGGGTCTGGCAATTGCTTTGCTTTTTCTTCTGAACTCTTTTGCAAGATTCCAGAAAGATCAATAGCTGCAACATCAAATTCAGTCATCGGAAAGCTCCATTTTTTTCGCAAGGTCGCTTATTAACCCGTCTGCGTGGCCTAGACCTCGAATCACCCCGCAGATGTGCCGATACTCGGCATGATCGGTTACTCTTCCAAAAGCTAGGTACTCAATCTGCTCTTCGCGGATCTTTGCAAGCTCAGTTCGCACATGTTGTAAAACACGGTTTGCATCCATACTCACCCCTTCTTAGGCTTATTAGGAAGTTGTTGTGCAGGTTTCTGCACAGATTGCACCGCCATTTGAGAGCGGTGTTTTGCGATGTCAGCGCCAAGTCTGGCCCCATCAAGTTCGATTTGTTTGTTTAAACGATCCTTGTTTGACGCTGCGGTCGCCGCAACTTGCATAGCTGCGATTTCTTTCTGGGCTGCAATACGGGACTCTTCGACCCGGATTTGATCCGCCTTGGCGGCTGCATCCATTGCTTGTTTTTGTTGTTTCAACTGCAAATCCTGCTGCTTTAGTTGCAGTTCTTGCATTTGCATCTGGACAATTGGATCTTGCATTTGCTGTTGGGCCTGCTGTTGCTGGGCCTCTTGGCTGTTCTGTGTAAACAGTTGCTTTGCAGCGTCTGCTGCCATGATGGCAAGGTGGTCAGCCATTTCCGGTGGGACTTGCTTGTTTTGATCTTCGCCGGGCAAAGGCATACCCATACGTTTCTCAATCTCCAAACGGTACTGAAAGCCTACGTGTTCATTGATGTGGGCCATCATTGCAGCCTGCATCATCTGGGCTTGTGGGTTCTGGGAAATGATTTGAACAATCTTTGGATCCTGCATTGCCATCATGTGGACTTGGATGTGAGCCTCATGGTTTTGCTGGATAAATGCTTTGACCGGTTGGCCTGTCAAGATGTTCTGGTTTTCCTGAACCGGGTCGGTCGGGACTTGGTCATCTTCGGTTTTAACCAGCTTGCTGGCGTTCTTAACACCCAAAACCTCAATCATTTGACGGTGCAGTAAAGGCATGTCATACAACTGGGGTGCGCCTTGGGCCAACTGAAGAACAGCTTGGTATTGAACAATCTTCTGCGCCATTGTTGAGGCGTTTGGATCGCTGACCGGAATAACGTCGGTGGAGTCGTAGTCTGACTTGCGGGCGGCACGGCTGCCCTCTTCTGGCTCAAAGTCGTAGTCTTCTGGTGCGTAGTCAGCGATGATGACCTTCAGAAGCTTGAACTCTTGCTTCATAGAGAAATGCATACGAGACTGCACTGCGCCCATGACCTTAAGGGTTCTTTCCAGAATTGCCAAGGTTGTGCCGACAGGAGCTTGAGCAGACATGTCAGAAACATTCATGTCGCCGCCGTTGGCAAATGCACGGCCTTCTTCTACGATATTCTGAAATAAGGCGAACAGAACCTGACTTGGTTCTTTGTAAGGCAGCGGCAGGATGTTGTCGCGGATTGATCCGCTTGGAACATCTACATCTCGGAATTCTCCGGGCTGGATCGGCGTGTCATCACCCTTGATGCGAAGACCGCGAGATTTGAGGCCCCCGGGTAAGTTTGAAAGTGTTCCCGCATCCACGAGCTGGCGGATGAGCATCGTTGCGCTTTTTGCGTATCCTCCGATAAGGTGGATAAGACCATAGCCATAGAAGCCATCGCCGGGGATGTATTGGTAATGCACGAAGTGCTGTCGTTTGATGTGAAGTGTGTCGCCGTCATACCAATTTCTCCTAATTGAAAGAATTTCGCCAGATGATTTCTCTACTGTAATGACGTAAGGCAAGGCAATACCTGTCTTCTCACCTTTCTTGTTTGTGTGTTCAAAGCCGGGCAGATCAATATCGACATGCATTTCCAGAATGCGATAGCGTTCATCTTGAATAGCTGACATTCCGCTTTCTTTTGACTTTTGCTCCTCAACATCATCAAGCTCGTAGCCGGGTTCGCCAAGGTCAACATCTAAGTAAAAACCAGACTCTTGGAGCTTCAATACCTCGTTTTTGGTCTTGCGCATCACGTGGGTAACACGTTCGGAAGACTCAATGTCTCTTGCGCCGTAAGGGACTACAAGATCTTCTGCGGGAATAAACACCGCCATTTGGCGGCCTTTTGACGGATCAAAGTAGACCTTTTTGAATGCCGAGCCGGTGATTGGCAGCGACCACAGAAGCTTTTCATGCTCTGGGCGGTACTCTGTCATTACTTCAGTCAACTGATAGTTCATGTCTTCTTGAACTCGTTGGGCTGCTTCTTCGGCCTCCGGTGTGTCTTTGCCAATAATTTTGGTCTTAACCGGCCCCATTGCTGGGAATGTCTCGGTGATGCCTTCTGACTGGAATCTGACTACAGATTCCGTCAGCATAGGGTGGAAAACCCCGCAGGCTCCTTGCCAAGGTTCAGTACGCTCTTCGTATTTCAAGCCAAGAAGTTTTAGACCATCCACATAGGTTCTGATCCAGTCTCTGCGGTCGCGGGTGTCTTTGTCAAAATCTTCCGTCAGCTCAGAAGCAAGTTCCTTCAGGTCTGATTCATCCATGAACTCAGCCAAGTTGGCATCGAATGTTTCTGCGGTGTCTTTAGCAGGCTCCATGTGTATCTGAAGGCCGCCGATACCAACATCTACAGACTCCGGATCTTCAATTTCAATCTCAATGGGAGCGTCCATCTCTTGCTCCATACCCAAAGGGGCCGCGTACAAACCTTTATCCATTGAACTTGTTGCCATTTTTAATCCTTAAACTGTGTAATACCGCTCTGTTCTGCGGCCTTTGAAGTACCTGACTTCTTCTTGTTCATCTGATTCAATCCCAATGAATCCGCCCTGCCTATAACGAATCAACGCCTGACTTGTGGAGTCCACAAGGTCATCGTTGTCGCCATTGGGAAAGGCTGCGAGTTCTTCCATCAACTCATCAGCCCATCGGGTATCTGGACACCAGACCACACCAGATGCAAACAGGTCTGATATCGCGTTTACACGCGCAATCTTATCGTTTCCTTTGCTTGGTGTGAACTCCTGCAAAGGTATTCCCATCATGCGCAGTTCATAAATCAAAGGAGCGCCAGCGGCTTTCTTCTCAATAATCAATGTGTCAGGGTTCCATTCCTTCCACATCTCCATAGCCTTTTGCTTAAGCTCTGGAAACTCCATTCGTTGTTTAAACGAGTCCAGCGCAATGATATTTGACTTGAGATTGCCCTGCGCATCGGGATGTTGGAAGACTCCCCATGTAGTGCAGGCTGAATAGTCGGCACGGTTGTTCTTCTCAAAGGCTGTATCCCAGCTTTGGATGATGTATTCGCAGGGAGGAGGAGTATCCGACTCCCATACCCTCCACATATCTCGCTTAATGATGGCGCTTTCGTTACCTGTGGGGTTCTGTTGGTACTGCGCTTCCCATTTTGCTGTTGGAAGCTCTGCTTTTAAAGCCTCTAACTCGATTTTTGACCAAAATCCGGGCCAAAGTGGCGTTCCAGAGGGCAATATTGCAGGAAACTCAATCACTTCCCACTCATCTACGCCGCCCTTTTCAGAGTTTTTGATGATCTGACCGGTCAAATCACGCTTTGCCCACCGGGTCATCACAATAATGATGGCTCCGCCGGGCTGTAAACGCTGGCGCGGGCCAGATGTATACCACTCGTAGACTCCATCAAAGACTGCGGGGTTGTTTTGCCGGGCTTCTTGTTCAGAATGCGGGTCGTCGATTATCAGGATGTCCGCACCTTTACCGGTAACCGCTCCACCAACACCAATAGCGAAGTAATCTCCACCTTTATCGGTGTTCCAACGGCCTGCGGCCTTGGAATCTGACGATAGTTTGGTGTCAAAGACTTTCCCATAGCCTTCAGACTGGACAAGGTTGCGGACTTTACGTCCAAAACCAACCGCAAGTTCTGCGGTGTGAGCAGTTTGAATAATCTTCTTCTGAGGGTATTTACCTAGAAACCATGACGGCAGCAGGTAGGAAGCAAACTCAGATTTTGTATGCCGGGGAGGCATATTGATAATCAATCTCTTCAAAGTTCCAGCGGCAACACGCTCAAAAGCGTTTGCCATGATTGTGTGGTGCTTACCGGAAATAAACCCGGGCCACATCTGGGTGACAAAGTACAGAAAGCTCTCCCGGCATCTCTCTACCCTGTCCATCTCCAGTAACTGAAAAACCTTAGCCCGATCATCTGGAGGCAATGTGTTGGCTATCCCTAGATAGCCAATAATCTCCTCACGGGTCAAGAGACTCATAAAGCGGAGATTTCTCTGACCGAGCGATCTACCACTCTAATGGAATGGAACTTGTGTGGCTTTATTGATACATATCCATCATCGCGCAAGCGATGCACTATCCGGTGGATATTGGCCTTCGACTTCATCTTCAGACCTTTGGCAATAACCTCGTAAGACGGAGCTATGCCGTGGATACGAATGTAAGCCTTTATGAAGTCTAGAACAAGCTGTCTGCGTGGCGTCATGGTTAGTTCAATGTTTAAACAAACAGAGTTTAAACGTTCTTACGAACGTTCGCAAGTCTTTTAGAAAAATATATATACCCCCGGGGGTGTGGGTTTGGGGGAAGAAGGGGGAGGTGTTCTGGGGAAGATATTTGCAAGAGTGGAAGAGGGTGAAGGGGGGGGAGGGGGAGGTAAGCGTGCCATCTGGGGGGTCGGGGTACGGCGGGGTCAGCCCGCACCACGTTTACACGCCACTGCCCCACTGATGACCGTTGATGCGAATGACGTGCGACTGTGAGTGCTACCGCACACACTGCACTGCGTTTACACACTAGGCATAGTCTTACTCGCCTTGACCAGCTTCAAGTGCGCACCAAGCTCTCGCTTCAACTGCTCTGCTGTCACTGGAACATCAACGTCACCTGTCACCTGTGTAAACAGACCTGATGCTTTACCAAGTAGTTCAAGTGCTTTTAATTTTGTTCCCTCTTGTTTTGCTGTTTTACTGTGTGCAACTAGCTGTCGCATTACATATCTTTTAGTGCTACTCATGTCCTCTGCGAGATGCTCTGCTGTCTCATCCAGTGCATCTGCCACTAGTGCTTGAACCCTTGCATCTCTACTCAGCTTGTATGCCGCTGTCGTGATTGTGTTGTCGCTACCTGTTTGCATTGGGTATGCGTCACGGTAAGCCTGTCGGTATGTTTTCCCTTGGATCAACCCCTGCGCGAATAACGTCATTGCCGCTGTCATTGGTTTAGGTCTATCGCCTATTGGACTCCCCACTGGTCTGCCATCTACTCTTAGTGTTGGACTCTCTGCGTGAGCGGCGAGCCGTTCCGCTTCGCTCAAGTCACCGTCCGACCAATCGTTCGCATTTTGATCAATATCATCATCCTGACTAGCAAGCTCCAACGCTCGCAGGTACTCATCCTTAGTCACCTTATCCATGATCAAATTCCTTATGTTAGTAAGCATTCACACACTTATCCTACAACTGTATGTTTAAACAGCACTGTTCGCATTATCAGTGCTTTGCACAGCCCTGTCAACTTATCCACAGAAGTTATCCACAACACTGTATGTGCATACAGCAAACTGTCCACAGGTTACACCCAGCTTTATCAACAGAATTATCCACATAGACACAAGTACTCATACCCACACTCGCAGTATGGTCAAATCCTAAACCTATAGATTTCGAAATCAACCAGTTATCAAGGCTAACTAGTACCAGCGATGAAAAAATAGGCAAAGTGTTACTGTATAAACATACATGGCTCTAGAAACGATTTAAACACCCCTAGAATCGATTTTGACCTCGGTTGATACCTAGACACTGGCTGAGCTAGACCCCCCTGCAAGACCCCTTAGAAGCCGTTTAAATGGCATGTTACCTTTTGTTTCCAACAGGCTATTTTGCCCCTGTTTTTGGCGGTCATTCCCTTAGAACTACACACTAATATAAATACATTGCAAGTCCATCACCTAAGTTAGTAAGCACTCACTAACCTGACCGTCTGGTCAATATCCCTACAGTCCAGTCAGGTTTAAACAGACCGCTTGACAACGTGTAAACAACCTAAGAACATCCCTATCACTAGCAAACAACTTTCACAAGGGATAGCACATGACCAAGTCACTCAAACAAGTAATCGAAACCCTGTTAGCTCAGGGCTACAACAAAGCACAGGTTCTGGATACCCTTGCATCTGAATACTGGGTTGACCAGTCTGTCACACGTTTCATCAACTCTATCTAAGGAAATCAAAATGGCAAACCTTACCGTATGGATCGCAGTGCAACATGGCGATGCTGACTGCTACAACGTTATCGGACGCACACGCAAGGCGACTCAGGAACAACTGGACGCGCGTCCTGACGGCAAACGCTTTGACGCACCACGCAAAGTGGTCATTCAATACAAGGATGCATTCGACCTGTTCGACTGGGTAACTAGCGAGGGCGGCGGCAGACACGTTTCCCTTTGACAGCTTAACTGATGAGCCGTGAGACGGCGAAACCCCAGCAATGGGGTCTTAAGCAAACAACCTGAGAGTACTTATGAACTACACCGAAATGAACCGTGCCGCTGTCGCCAAGGTCAGTGGTTATACCCTCGCCCAGTGCGAGTTCGCCATCGCAGACATTCATTCAACCCTTGCCCTGTATGACAGGGACATGGCTCACCCATACGTGGCAAAGCTCTACGCTGAACTGGACGCAGTGCGTGATAGACGCATGGTGTTGCAGTCAAAATCCATCCGCACCCGCCGTGCGATTCGCTCCGCTCATCTGCTGATTGACAGCGTGTAAACCACTTGACCTGTTTATACGTTACACTATCACTTGTATTCTTTTTTCACCATTACTAACAACTGAAAGGCACATAATGAACTACGCAACTAGAGAGGATTGGTTGACTGACGCAGTCGCCCAACTCCGCCCCATCTTTGACGTTATCGGTAAGCCGATACCCAACCGCATTCGGGTTACTGCTGGTCATCCGATTAACTTTAAACGCAACCGTAGGCTCGGTGATTGCCATGCCGCCGGTGACTCTGCTGACCGCTCAATTGAAATCTGCGTTAGCCCAACCATAGCGAAACCAGTAGATGTTTTCACTGTCCTGCTGTCGCAGTTATGCCGTGCAACCGCCGGCGCTTTGTCCTACGGCACTGCGTATGAGTCCATCGCAACTGAAGTGGGGCTTGTGCCTACAAATGTAGACACGCTGGACAAATGGAAAACCTGCACAGGCAATGCCATGTTCACCGACTTGTACGGTGAGCTTATCGCTGGGCTGGGTGACTACCCCCATGCCGCACTGGGTGTAGCTGACAGTCGCACTCAAAGCACAAGAATGCTTAAGGCATTCTGTCCCGAATGCTCTTACACCGTCCGCTTGACCAGCAAGTGGGCGGCAATGGGATTGCCAACCTGTCCGCTTGACTCCACTGTGTTCACTCTCGAAACCCCATCAACTTAAAAGGAAAATCAAATGACTGAAAAAGAAGTAACTCTTGCCATTTTGTCCCTTGGACAAGGTCGCATTGTCGGTGCGTATAAACACTTTTTCCCTGACTATATTGTCCCCGCCGTCAATCCCAATGGCACTTGTGCCAAGGTGCTGGCAAAGGGTGTTATGGACGGTGCATTCGATATCAACGATATCAAAGCATGTGACGTGTTCGTTATGGCGACAGGTGCGGCATTCGATCCAGCAATGCTGGACAGTATAGGTTCTGTCGCTAACCGTGCCGAACACATAGCCTTGGAAACCAAGACCATCGCTAATAACACAATGGTTGCCGTGCGGGATAGCGTCAACTTAATTCGGGTGTTGGATGAAACAACTCGCAGAACATTGGCTGAATTCAGCGAGCGTTTACAGAATGAGCGTGACGTTGCTGTAAACGTGGATGCGACTATCGTGCGCAACGCAGTGACTGACCTGATCAGTAAAGAATTTGATGCGTTTAAACGTATTGTGGCTGACGCTGGCGCTGAGTCGATCATCGCTGATGCATCCGCTGTCCACATTGTTGAACGCAAGTCTGCGCTTGATGTATTCGGTATTGACATTAAAGAACGTGACGGCTCACCTGTGATGGTTGATATCTGGAATCACCCAGCCGCACCCGCCATCGATCCACACTGGGTCTGGACTGACAAGATCCTGCGTGCCATTCTGGGTGTACAGGGTACGCATGACAACCTGTTTTTCGGCGGGGCTAAGGGTACAGGTAAGTCGCAGACCGCTGAGCAGTTTGCCGCATTCACTGGCAGGTCTTATGTCCGCTTTCAGTTTACAAAGTACACCACGGCTTTGGACTTCATAGGGTCAGGCGGCATGGTCAAAGGTGACACTGTATTTAAGAAAGGCGCAGTGCTGGACGGTCTTACATCACCCAGCACAGTGGTGCTGTTGGATGAGGTGAGCTTGCCTGATCCGGCTGAGCTTGCCATTCTGAATGGTTTCCTCGAACCCAATCCAGTGATTAGCTATGGCGGTGAGGTGCATCGCCGTGCCAATGGTGTATTGGTTTTCGGGGCTGACAATACTTTGACCGCCGGTGATGAGTCGGGTCTGTACTCAGGCACTCGCCGTTTAAACACTGCGACTGCTGAACGATTCTCTAGCGTTATCAAGTTTGAGCATATGTCCCCACAAATGGAAATCGACATTGTCGTGCGCAGGACTGGATGTAAGGCGGCACTGGCAAAGCACGTGGTCAAAGCTATAAACGCATTTCGTGCCAAGGTTGAATCGGGCGACATTATCGATGCACCGTCAATCCGGCAGACCATGTACTTCATTAAGAATCTGCGACTTATGACAGTAGATGACGCATGGGCGGCGGCAATTGGTAACCGTCAACCGTCTGAGTCTGCTGTCGCAGTTGAGGCTATCAAAGCCGCATTTATCAGTGAATCACTGATCGAAAGCCACTTGTCTTAATGTTAGGACTAGTGATATAATTTCACCATTACAGAGGGAAAATCAAATGAAAGCATTTATCAAAGGTTGGGAACTGCGCAAGGGCATCGATGATGCCACGCACAAAATCGCATCAGCCCTGCGTCTGGGTAAGGTTGTTATCCGCTGGGACTCTGACATTTCAACTGCTTGTATCAGTGGCAAAGGTGTAATTACCCTCGCCGATATCGCAGATGACGCAGTGGTCAGCTACAAGGTGTTCTTAAAATATCTTGGTTTCATCATTCATGAACTGTTGCATCGCAAGTACACCACGTTCGGTATCGACTACCCTAATATGTACATCGCCCAACTGGCTAATGCGCTTGAGGATGCACGTATCGAACACAAGGCTATTGCCACTAACCTGACAGGTAATGTCGCTCCCCTGCTGTCGGCGCTGATTGACAATATGGCAACTGAAGCACTGGCTGAGGTCAGCGACTGGAATGATGCTCGCCAACTACCGTTTGTGCTGGCGGTGTTTGCGAGAAACCATGCGACAGTCAAAGTCCCTGTCCATCCGCTGATCAAGCCAATATTCGTTGAAGCCAGTAGTCGTTTAAACACCTGCGATAACTCGCATGATGTAGCTAACCTCGCCATCTGGGTTTATGAACAACTCAAGTCTGCGATTGCAGATCAGCCGGAGAGTGACAAGCCCCAGCCTGATGACGGTGAACCCGCTGACAGCGAGGGCGATACTCCCACTGATGGTGAGTCCGGCGGTGACGGTGACGCTGACGGTGACGCTGATGACGCTGGTGACGGTGAGTCCGGCGGTGATGGCGAGTCTGGCGACAGTAAAGACGGCAAAGCCAGCGGACGCATTAGCGATATCGATCCTGATGACGCTGTCGAAACTGAACCCAAGCTTGACCGTGAGGATGGTGTAGGCAAAGGTATTAGCTGGAGTCCCGACAGGACTATAGCTAAGGACTGCGCTCACGTTGATGATGCGATTCGCTGGAATATCAACCCTGTCGGCGGTGCGAAACTCCGCTATGAAGTTAAGCGCCTGTTTGAGAATTCCGGCATCGATGAATTTCAATTCAACCGTAAAAGTGGTCAACTGGACACACGCAGTCTGCACACAGTGGCGGCAGGCAATGATCGGGTGTTTAAACGTCACCATGAAGAGGGCGGTATCGACAGCGCTGTCGTGTTTGTGATGGACTGCTCCGGCTCAATGTTCGGGTGCGATGCCACTCGCATGAAAGCCGCCGCTCCAGTGCTGGCGACAATGCTCGACACGCTGGATCGTGCAGGGGTTGCAACCAGTGTCGTGACGTTTGGCACTAGGGTATCGATGCTCAAGCCTTGGGGCATGGCTAAGACCAAGGCGCTGGACTTGATCCAGCGACTGTGGACAGGTAGTGACAACAGCGACAGTGCCGCTCTGCGCTATGCGCATAACCTGCTACTGAACCGCTCTGAACAGCGTAAGGTTGTGTTCATCATCGCTGACGGCGGTGTTGATCGTGATGATGAAAGGCGATGCATGGCTCAAGCAAAGTCTGGCGAACGTCTGGGCATCACCACTGTCGGTATCGGTATCCACGCTGACCTGTCACGTATGTACCCGAACAACGTGCGTATCGACTCGCTTGATGAGTTGGCTAACGCATCATTCAAACAAATCAAATTAGCCGCATAAGGGGGATATATGAAATGGAATCACAGACTGATAGACATGACCGCTAAAAATGACGGTGAGACATGGATCGAAATAAAAGAAGTTTATTACGAGCGAGGGAAACCAGTAGGTTATGCGAATGTAACCATTGGTGATGATGAAGTGGCAGGTGTTATTGATCAGCTTGGACGCATGGTCAGTGCTTGCAGTTTGCCTGTATTGGTA